ACCACTCAACACAGGAAGTTAAGTTAGCATATGGCGAAATCTCGCAGATACGCTTCAACTCATCCACCGTCGGACTACGATCATACATCTTAACGAAACAATGAAAAGCATGGGATTCGAACAGACCGTAACTCTTAATATCACAAGATCTTGATAATGCGTTATCATCCTCGACCTGCAATAGATGAGATGGAATCATGGCGCCATACTGCCTTACAACACGCAGCGAACGCAAAAGAAACTGCTCGGTCCTGGCGAAATCACCAGTACTGAAATTAAGCATATCAACCTGTCCCATATGTTCAAGGGAACCAGGTTTATACCAATCCTCCAACACCTTCTTATAACTCGGGATCTTATTCTTCTTCAGCAACACACGACGAAATTTAGGGTCGACACCAGCCAAAGCAAGTGTCAAATCATTCGAGATCATCGCATACAAATCAGGTTGATGGGCACATAAATTCAAATACCCAATACCCTTCTGGAGTGTGTATTCCGCCTTCCTACTGGGATTAGCCATCTTCCTTGTTGCATCAGCCTTAAACTGAGAATACCGCATCAACAACTTACTACGTTCATGCACTACCGCAAATTCAGGGACATCCGCCCCGATCAGGGCAAAATCAGTCTCATAGTCAGCGCCTGGCTTAGGTATCTTCCCCAAAAATGTCTGATCCCAGATTGTGGTTCCAGAACATTCAATCTTAAACGTCATACCAAAGTACTTCTTGGCAATCTCAAACACGGCGGGCCAATCGATATCTTCGTTAGTGGCCGCCATATTGTCATCACTGAGATTGGCGAGGTATACACGATCATAGAATTCACGGATAGGCCAATTCTGTGCCTTACTAACCGAATAAATTAAGATGGCCTGCAGGCCATTAGTATTCTGTTTCGAGACGTTCGAACTACCTGTCGTACCACCGCCTTCCTTTAACACAATGCCTCCCGGTGCTGTTGGATCGGAAACTAATGTCTTCTCACAAACTTCTTCATACTCCGCCCTCATACTGCTTATGTGCTGCCACAAATCCTTGGCTTCACCGCTGGAAGACGACTCCACATCGGACCATAGATCACGGATCAGATTGATAATATACCCTTTCTGTTCCTGCTCCATGGCACAATCAATATGTTTACCAATAACTTCGTATTCCGGCAAATGTCTGTAACCAGCCTTCCTAATCTCCCCAATGATCCGGAACGTATTCCGCAATAAATTACGATCAAATGAAACACCATCGAATGAATAGACGTACTTGTATCTCGAAGCCTCCTTAAAGACTGCCCCGAGTGCAGCACCATTCAGCGTGATACCGCATTTACCCGGTTCATCATGTGGTGCGTGCCGATTGTTAATATCGTAATTGAGGACACCCTGCTGAACATTGTTCAACAAGGAAGTTGCAACAATCGACCGCAACTTGCCTGGATTTTCCAGAAGCTTTTGTTTCGGCACGACTTGCGATTTAGGAAACGCATGCGCCAGTGATGGCAACCAATTGCCCGTTTCAAAAGGCAACAACGCCATCCTAGCAATAGGCCCAAGCCACTTTCCAGTTCTTAAATCCTTACGTTTCTTCAATGGCTTTTCAAACCCAATGAAAGGCAGCCCCGCCGAATACTTCTGGTGCTTCATAAAATGATTAACCAATTTCGAAGGATCGGCCAGGCGTGCCTCAAGGTACAGTTCGGGATTCCGATTCACAATTGTTTCAGCAACCGCAATCACATCCTCATCCAAAATTGCATCAGTGGTCCTGTCATACGAATATGAAGCAAGAGAAGCAATCATAACCTCCTTGCACGCAAGAACAATACCATCGATACCATCGATGCCGCCCATCTCTATACCGCGCGTCTTCAACAACAAATCAACATGTGGATTCCTATTGACTTGCCTCACAAACTCGCTCACCTTAGCACTCTTATTACCAAACAATTCCAAATGCGTTAAGTAATGTTCGAGTGTCGCGGCATAGCCGGGGTTCTTAAACACAGGGTTTTCATTTAAAATGATCCCACCGTGCC